ATCATCTAACAAACTTGATGACAAACTATGGGCTGAAGTTAAAAAAGCCTTAGATAAAAAATAGGAGGTACCATTGAAACTTAAGCAACGTGGTATTATAGTACCAGACCAGCATTATCCTTTACATGATAAAGCTGCAGTAAATTGTGTAGTGAAAGCTATACGTAAAATAAAACCAGATGTATTTGTTAATCTTGGGGATGTTGGTGAGTGGGAGTCAGTATCTGCGTGGAGATATAAAGATAAAAAACTACCACCACTTGAGTTTCAATTACCTATTGTTAATGAAGATATACGATTGGTTAATGAAGGGTTAGATATTTGGGATGAGGTTTTGGATGAAGTCAAATGTAAAAAGAAATATTTATTACAAGGCAATCACGATCTCTGGTTGGATAATTTTTCTAACAAGTATCCCTATCTTAGTAATTACAGCTTTTTTAAAGCGTGTAAAATAAAAGAAAGAGGATACAAATATACCGAATATAACCTACCAATACAAATAGGAAAGCTAACATTCTTTCATGGAGCATTTGCTACAACATACCATGCAAAGAAACATTTAGAAACCTATGGAGAAAATGTGATGTATGGACATACACATGATATACAGAGACATACACTGACAAAGCTTAATGGTAATATTGGTGCTTGGTCTATGGGTTGTTTAAAAGATATGTCACATGAACAAAATAAATGGCTCAAAGGTAGATTACATAACTGGGGTCATGCGTTTGCTGTTGTTGATTGGTATAACAATGGTGAATTTAAAGTTGAAGTAGTGGAAATAATAGATGGTAAAACATCTTTGTGGGGAGAGATAATAGATGGGAATATTTAATACATCGACTGGTAAGGGACAAGAATTTAAAGGAACTTCTATAAATGATAGTAGAAGAAAGTATTCTTTAAAAACAAAGTCTAAAAAGAAAGTAAAGCCTGTATCTATGGATGAAATTACTAGAGGTAATGTATTTTGTACACAACTTAGGAAAAAAGCAAATGCCTAAGAAAACAATTAACATTACAAACTTTAGTGGTGGTCTTAATAATAATACATCACCAAGAGATTTAATGGATAATGAGTTTCAATTACTGTTAAATTTAGATAATGAAGTACCTGGTAAAATTAAATTGATAGGTAATGGAGCTGAAAATTTAACAGCTAACGCTTTAAATTCTTTAAGTTCTGTAAACTATGGAAATGGAATACATAATACAAACTTTGATAGAAATTTAAGTGGTGCTGAAACTGTATCTGAAACAGAATATTTATTTATACATGATAAACCAAATACAAAAGTTGTTGCATTAGATCTATCTGGAAACGGACATGTTTTAGAATCTTCTGCTTTTGATATAGATTATGGTAGTGACAATGCCTTGTTAAATATGTATACTATTGATGGTGTAGTTAGGGTAGTTCCTCATTATGGTAGTGCAAATAATCAAGCTAAAACTTTAGCATATTATAAATATACAAGAACGTTAGGAACTGGTACTACAGAAGTT